CAAACTAATAAAAGCAGGACTTAGTCCTAATGCATTCTATGTATTGTATTGTATACATAATAAGGTAGTGCCAAATGATTTGGTCAATGCTTCTATTGAAGTTGCTAAGTTAAAATCAGATAATTATATTACAGAGGGCTTGAAATTGTCAGGGAATAGCATTATATTTATACAAGAAATTGAAAGCTATTTCAAGAAGTCTAAGAAGAAAACATCTAAAAACCTTATGGGTGATGATTTTCTAGATAACATTAAAACTTACAATGAATGTTTTCCGGCAACTAAGCTGCCAAGTGGTGTTTATGCAAGAGTTAATGTAAAAAGTCTAGAGAATGCATTTAGATGGTTCTTTGAAACATTTGATTATTCATGGGAAACAGTAATTCAAGCTACTGAGAAATATGTGGAGGAGTATTCTATTAATAGATACAACTACATGCGTAACTCACAATACTTTGTTAGAAAGCAGAATACAGATAAAACCTGGGATTCTACTTTAGCAACTTATTGTGATATGATTTCACAGGATGATTATGAAGCACCTGTCTTCTTTAAAGAAAAGATTGTATGATTAGATTTAAATTATTTCTTATTGCAACACTAGGGTCTATTGTATCCTGGTTACTTGTTAAGACTGTTTTAGTAGATATGAATATCTTGCAGTTTTTAGCAATTGAATTTATAGTAGGCTTCTCACATTATATCTATAATGATATGAAGCTTAGATTTACTGAATAAATCCTTTATTATGGCAGAATTATATAACGGTGCCCGGGCTCTGAAGCCTGTGAGTGAAAGAGACGCTCTTAGAAAAGCCCTTCTTAAGATGAAGGCTAGAAGATCTGGTGAGCTTAAATCACTCAAAAGTTCATGGCCCAAATTTAATGATGCCTTCTGTGATGGATTGGAATGGAGAACTATCACCGTAGTTGGTGCTAGACCGGGAACAGGTAAAACTTTATTTATGGAACAATTAATCTCTGATATTATTGAAGAGAACAAAGACCATAAGTTTAGAGTACTTAAGTTCCAGTTTGAAATGCTTGATGAGACCAATGGTATCAGAAAGCTGAGTCTGAATACTGCTTCTGATTACAATACATTAATGAGCAAGGGGGAACCTGTGGATAAGGATCTATACTTAAGATGTGTACAGTACTATGAGCAAACTGCCGAGACTGATGTCATAGATGTAGTATATGATCCGTGTACTGTTGATGAAATGTGTGCTACTATACATTATTATATGGAAGCTCACAAAGATGAAAATGGGAACTATACAAATGCTCTGGTTACTATTGACCACTCAGCTTTACTTAAAGTAGGAAAGGGTCAGAAGGATAAGTTTGAAGTATTATATGCTTTAGGGGAAGCTCTAACATATATGAAGAAACATTATCCTGTGGCATTTCTTGTCTTGAGTCAGCTGAATAGGAATATAGATAATCCAGACAGATCCAAAGATGGTGACTATGGGAATTATGTATTAGATTCTGATTTATTTGGAGCAGATGCTCTATTACAACATGCTGATGTAGTACTTGGTATTAATAAACCCTCTATCAGAAAGATTAGGTTCTATGGTCCTGAAAGATTTATAGTGAATGATGAAGATCTTCTTGCATTTCACTTCTTAAAATCCAGGAATGGAACAACTAGGTTAAGCTTCTTCAAGCTAGATAGAGAAAACATGAGGATTATTGAAATAGAAACACCTCCACAAGCAACAAAAATTAAATTATAATTATGAGTAGAAAAGAAAAAGAAAAAGAGTTCTTTGCTTATCACATGGATAAGTTTAGAAAAGTTCAACTAACTGATCCCTACTTTACTATTAAAACTGCTTTCTTTCAGAAAGGTAAGTATGGTAAACAAGTTCAGTTATTTGAAGGAGAACTAAAGAGAGGTGAAGATATCTTCATTGAGTTTATTGATGTTATCAGAGATGATTTTGGTAAAGAACAAGGTGTAGAACCTGCATTTGAAGATAGACCACTCTTTAAGTATAAATCCAATCCTTATTTTGCTGAAGAATATGATGTAAAAGAAGGTACTAACTCTAGTGGTAATAACTATTTTGCTTATACAATTCCATTGTCTGAGTTAATGGTAGTTTTATCAGATGGTTCTGAGATTACTTACAATCTCTATGAGAAAAGAAAAGCTGAAGCTCCTAAAGAGCAAGTAAGTTTATCAGTGTTTCCGGATTTTGAAGAACAGTTTATTCCTAAACTTAAAGAAGTTAAAGAAGAATTGTCTATTGAAGAATCTGCATCTGATATTCTTTTAAGAATTGCAGAAGACTTTCAGAAACTAGCACAAAAATTAAAAGCATGAGTATAGTACTTCCAACTAAAAAAGTTGCGGCTGATAGAACTAATCCAAAAAGATTAGTAATTTATTCAAAGCCAAAGACTGGTAAAACAACTGCGTATGCAGGTTTAGAAAATAATCTAATTCTTGACTTAGAGAATGGTGCTGACTATGTGGAAGCACTTAAGCTTAAGATTAACTCTCTTCAGGAGTTACTTGAAGCAGGAAAAGCTATCAAAGAAGCAGGTAAACCATATAAGTATGTTACCGTAGATACTGTAACTGCATTAGAAGATATGGTAGGTCCACTTGCTATTAAGCTTTACAAGCAAACTAGCATGGGTAAAAACTATGATGGAGACAATATTTTATCCTTACCTAACGGTGCTGGATATTTATATTTAAGACAAGCTTTCTTTCAAGTTTTAGATTTTATTGATACATTAGCCCCCCATATTATTTTATCTGGTCACATTAAGGACAAGCAAGTTGATGATAAGGGAGAGATGGTTCTTGCTGCAAATATAGATTTGACAGGTAAGATTAAGTCTCTTATCTGTGCTAACGCAGATGCAATTGGTTACATGTATAGAAAAGGAAACAAAACTATTTTATCATTTAAAACAAATGAAGAAGTTACTTGCGGTGCAAGACCTGAGCATTTAAGAAATGAAGAAATAGCAGTAACAGAGATGAATGAATCTGGTGGATTAGAATTCCACTGGGACAAAGTTTTTATTTAACAATTTAATTTTAAGAAAAATGGCATTAAGCACAACAGATTTGGGCACAGGTGGCTCAGGACTACCAAAGACAATTACTCCAGGTAATCATGTATTAAAGATTAACAGCATTGAGCTTGAAGACTTTAAGTTTATTGATAATGCATATCATCTTATGTTGCATGTAGAAACACAACCTATTGAAGGTTTTGAAGGCTTCATGATTGACAAAGATGATGAGAGCAAAGGACGTTATGAAGGTCAAATTGGTAGAGTTAAAGCAAGTCAGTATGCATTTGCAGATGGTGAAACTAAAACTGGTATTAAAATCCAGAGAGATAGATCTATCTTAATCTTCTTAAGAACTTTGGCTCATACTATGGAACTTGATTCTTGGTTTCTTGAACAAGATGGTCAGCATGAGACAATTGAAGACTTTGTTAAAGCATTCAACAAAACTGCAGATTTTAGAGGTAAATTCTTAGAATTCTGTATTGCTGGTAAAGAATATGAAGGCAAAACAGGTTATACTAATTATGATATGTGGCTTCCAAAAGCTGAAGGTAAGAAATATGCTTACGGTGAAGTAGAAGGTGGTGCAGTTATCAAATATGATGAGGCTAAACATCTTAAGAAATTGGAAGTTAAAGATGTTAAATCCTTTGGGGATGATGATGATGTATTCTTAAAACCTAAGACATCATCTGACTTTAGTTTAGACTAACTACTACCTAGATAATAGGGGGGAGTTAGTAATAAATTAATGTATAACAGAGATTTCAAACTAAATCAGGAGCCTCCCCCCTTTATTTTTATTGGTTATGATTTCAACAAGGAACTTAGTATCTGATTTACAGGACGTACCTAGAGAATGGGTATTTGAATATTATCTAAACTTAAAGGAAAAACTTATTGGTCAAGATATAAAGATGCTTTCTGCATTTAATGTAAAGGACAAAGTTCCCAGCATGTTTATCTATCGCAATGGGGATTGCTATAAGTTTAAAGATTTCTCTTCTGGCTTTCAAGGTGATCAAATTGAACTTGTCAAATGTTTATTTAACTATGACACAAGAGCAAAAGCAGTTAACAGAATACTGAATGATTACCAGGAATATCTTAAATACAATGCACCTGCAGAAAGAGGGCCAATTCAATTTCATGATAAGTTTAAGGTAACAGATTTCCAAATGAGACACTGGAATTCCCAAGACTCTAAGTTTTGGATGAGTTTTAGGATTTCTTCAGCCATACTGGAGAGATACAATGTTGTTCCATTGGAGTTCTTTACTATGGAA